GGCTGATCGAGAGGTTTGATCTCGATCAGCTCGGCGTCGGCGGCGGCATCCGGGCAGGAGTTGCGAATTTGATTGTAGTAGGCGATCAGCTCTTTGATCGGCGTCGCCGCGTACTGCATCGAGCGCCCTTTGTGCCCGATGTTCTGCACCTGGCGGCCGAGCAGGCGCGCGTCGATCGCGGCCTTGAGCTCGCGGGCGAGCAGGTGGCAGGGCGACGTGGTCATGATCTCACCTGTACATGCGGCGCGCGCGCTCCGCGATGCGTTGACGGCGGGCCTCGCGGCTGTCGATTGCGGGTACGCTCGGCTTTGGCGCGGGTGTCGTCTGCGCCGCCTGTTTCGGTGCGAGTTGCTTCGGCGCTTGCGGTGTCGCCGGCGCCGATGTCGACGTTACAGGCGCGCTATCGTCCGCCGGTGCGGCAACGGGCCCGTGCTCGTCGTCGTCGCGCGGACGCAACAGGTGCACACTCAAGAGATGCGCGAGACCCGCCTGCAGCGCCTCGCAGTCGAGAAAGTGATTCTCGCGCGAGCGCGCCACCCATTCCGGCTTGCCGCTCGGCTTGCGAACCCGCGCCTCGGACACGATCTGCTTGCAGTAGGCGTCCGTCGTGTCGTGCGGCAGCAGCCAGGCGCCGGGCTTGGTCTCGTCCCAGCGAATGCGCTCGTGCACCCAGCTCTTGCAATAGTCGGTGTCGAGCCAGATCAGGTCGAGGCCGTATTTCTTGACGTCGCCTTTGGCGTTGACGTCGTTTTTCGACAGAACCAACGGCTTGTCCTGTGTCGCGCGGCCCTTGGTCGGATAGACGCGGCGCGGGAAGCGGCGGCAGAATTCATAGACCTTGTTGACCGGCAGATTGCCCGGCTTGCCGGGACGAAAACCGGAATCGATGAACGCCTTCGAGATCACGCGATCGCCGATCGGCCTCACCAGCAGATCCGCGAGTTGATCCCAGACGTCCTGCTCTGTCGTCGGCCCAAACAATTCGCCGAAATCGACGAGCCAGCTCGAGCCATACGCACCCCAGCCGCGGATCGTGTAGACGAGGCGGTTCTTCTGGACGTCGACGGCGAGTGTCAGCACGCGCACGCCGGGATGCAGTTCGCCCTTGCGATACGGCCGGCGCAGCGCGGCGACCTCTTGCCACTCCGGCACATCGCCACCGCCGGGCGCGTAGCACTCGCCGAAGCCGGTGTTCATGGCCGACTGAATTTCGGCCTCGCTGCCGGCGATCTTCGCCTGCACGTACGTCGCGGCGCGATCGCCGAAGGTCACCATGGGCGACGCGAGACCGGACACCCAATAGGAGAGCATCGTCACGTCCGGCAGCGGCCCGACCACCGTGCCGTCACGCTCGACGCGCTGCCCCGGCGCCACATAGCGGCCACGGGCATTCATATCGGCCTTGTGCGCTTCTTCGATCACGCCGCCGCAGCATGGGCACTCGACGAATGCCTCGCGCTTGGCCTGCGCGGGTGAGGCATTCTCCGGGATGCGGAGCTGCTTGAAGCGCGGGATGAAATAGTCGTCGCAGTGCGGGCACGGCCACGACCAGTGGTGCATCGTACCGGCCTGGAAAAGCCGCCAGATCGCGCTTTGAACGTCCTCTGTCGGCATGCGGCGCCAGAATTCGAGGCCAGACGCCTCGTCCCTTTCGATGTCGACGGCGCCTTTCAGGGGCGTGGAAATCGCGCCGCGCATGCGATCCGCGAAGGAAAATCCGCGCGATTCCGTGAGCGCGAATGCGTCGCCGTTGCCCTGGATGTCGTCGGCCATGGCGGCGAGCTCGTCGACGAGGACGGTCTTTGCGGCCATGCCGCGCAGGGCCGCCGCCGAGCCTGACCACACGAGGCGGAGAGGCACGCCGCCGATGACCTTGCGAAACTTGCTGATCGCTTTGCCGGTCGCAAGGCGCTCGCGCAGGCTGCGCGTGCCGGTGAGCATCGCCATAAGGCGCGGCTCGATCTCGCCGTGCAGGAATTCCTTCGTCGGGCCGACGTACATCATCGGAGCCGGCCGCTGATCGAACGACCAGCCGGCGATGTCGAGCACCGTTTCGGTCTTCGCCATCTGCGCGCCGCAGGCGAG